CAAGGTGGACCCCACCTTCTATCCGGTGATTTACGGCGCATCGGAGGATGCCGACTGGACCAGCGAAAAGGTGTGGAAGCAGACCAATCCCTCGCTGGGCATCACGGTGGATATCGAAAAGCTCCGGGCGGCCTGCGAGAATGCCAAACAAAATCCTGCCGAGGAAAACCTATTCCGGCAACTCAGGCTCAACCAGTGGGTAAAGCAGAGCATCCGGTGGATGCCGATGGCGAAGTGGGATGCCTGCGCCTTCCCGGTGGACCCGGAGAGCCTGCGCGGGCGCACCTGCTACGGAGGGCTTGACCTCTCCAGCACGACTGACATCACGGCCTTCGTGTTGGTGTTCCCGCCACTGGATGAGGACGATAAATTTCAAATTCTGCCCTTCTTCTGGATACCGGAGGACAACATCGGCCTGCGTGTCCGGCGTGACCATGTGCCTTACGATACTTGGGCGAAGCAGGGTTTTGTATATACCACCGAGGGCAACGTCGTGCATTACGGCTTCATCGAGGAGTTTATCGATGAGTTGGGGGCGAAGTACAACATCCGCGAGATTGCCTTCGACCGCTGGGGCGCGGTGCAGATGGTCCAGAACCTTGAGGGTCTGGGCTTTACTGTTGTGCCGTTCGGTCAGGGCTTTAAGGATATGTCTCCTCCAACCAAGGAGCTCATGCGCCTCACGCTGGAGGAAAAGCTCGCCCACGGCGGTCATCCGGTACTGCGCTGGATGGTGGACAACATCTTTGTGCGGACGGATCCTGCTGGGAACATCAAGCCCGATAAGGAAAAATCCACGGAGAAAATCGACGGTGCGGTAGCCACCATTATGGCTCTGGATCGGGCAATCCGGAATCTTGGCAGTGGCGATGGCGGCAGCGTCTATAGCGAAAGGGGGCTTTTGATATTATGAGTATTTTTTCCCGGCTGTTTCGGTCGCGGGATAAGCCAGAGAATTGGCGTGGGTCGTCCAGCGCCTTTTTTTTCGGCAGCAGTAACTCAGGCAAGCCGGTCAATGAGCGAACCGCCATGCAGACCTCAGCGGTGTACGCCTGCGTGCGCGTCTTGTCCGAGACCCTCGCCTCACTGCCGCTGCATGTCTATAAATATGTCGACAACGGTGGCAAGGAAATGCAGACACAGCATTACCTCTATCCCATCTTGCACGATAACCCCAACCCTGAAATGACCTCTTTTGTGTTTCGGGAAACCCTGATGAGCCACCTTCTGATCTGGGGCAACGCTTACGCACAGATCATACGCGATGGCCGAGGCCGCGTGCTGGCGATGTATCCGCTGCTTCCCAACCGCATGGAGGTCGACCGGGCTCCATCGGGGGCGCTGGTGTACACCTATCGATTGAGCATAGACGATGTCCAATATAAACAAGAAACAACGCTCACCCTCGGGCCGGACGATGTACTGCACATCCCCGGCCTTGGTTTTGATGGGCTTGTAGGCTACAGCCCGATTGCCATGGCGAAAAACGCCATCGGCATGGCGCTGGCCACCGAGGAGTACGGCGCGACCTTCTTCGCCAACGGAGCCAACCCCGGTGGGGTGCTGGAGCACCCCGGCGTGATCAAGGACCCGCAGAAGGTCAGGGATTCGTGGAACAGCGCCTATCAAGGCGGCGGCAAGGCTCACAAGGTGGCTGTGCTTGAGGAGGGCATGTCGTATAAAACCATCGGTATCCCCCCGGAACAGGCGCAGTTCTTGGAAACACGCAAGTTCCAGCTCAACGAGATCGCGCGCATTTTCCGTGTGCCGCCCCATATGATTGGCGACCTCGACCGTTCCAGCTTCTCAAATATTGAGCAACAGGGTCTTGAGTTTGTGAAATATACGCTGGACCCGTGGGTCATCAGATGGGAACAGGTCCTTCAAAAATCTCTGGTATTGCCGTCCGAGAAGAACTCCCTTTTTGTGAAGTTCAACGTGGACGGCCTTTTGCGCGGCGATTATGCCAAGCGCATGAGCGGCTACGCGCTCGCCCGGCAGAATGGTTGGATGTCCGCAAATGACATCCGCGAGATGGAGAATATGAACCAGATTCCTGCAGAGGAAGGAGGCGATCTGTATCTCGTCAATGGCAATATGACGAAGCTGGCCGACGCCGGGGCGTTTTATGTAGAGTAAAAATGAACGGAGGAACCCCTATGAGGAAATTCTGGAACTGGGTGCGCGACCCCGACAATGAGCGCACCCTCTATCTGAACGGCCCGATTGCCGAGGAGACATGGTGGGGCGACGAAGTCACTCCCCAGATGTTCAAAGACGAACTTCTGTCTGGCTCCGGCGACATCACCGTTTGGATCAACTCGCCGGGTGGCGATGTTTTTGCCGCGGCGCAAATTTACAACATGCTCATGGAGTACAACGGGCAGGTCACCGTCAAGATCGACGGGATCGCCGCCAGCGCCGCTTCGGTGATCGCCATGGCGGGCGGCGAGGTTCATATGTCGCCGGTGTCCATGATGATGATCCACAACCCAGCCACCATCGCCATTGGAGATTCCGTAGAGATGGTGCGGGCCAAGGAATTGCTGGACGAGGTGAAGGAGTCGATCATCAACGCTTATGAGTTGAAAACAGAACTGCCGCGCCTTAAGCTGGCGCGCCTGATGGATGCCGAAACGTGGATGAACGCGCACAAGGCTGTCGAGCTGGGTTTTGCAGACGGCATCCTATATGCCAAAGAGGAAGAGTCGCTATCGGGCAATCCGGTGGAGGCTCTTATTTTTTCCCGCATGGCGGTTACCAACTCACTCCTGAGCAAGTTTCCCAAGGTCGTTACATCCGTTGCGGAAACGGAACCCCCCGCGCCAGATCCGGCAGAGGCCGAGCGAGGGACACCCACCCCGGCCGACACGCCGGAAACAATCGAACAGCCTACCGGCACCCCGATAGAGTCGCTATATAAGCGGCTCTCTTTAATTTCCCACTAATTTGAAGGAGGACTTTACTATGAGCAAGATTCTGGAAATGCGCGATAAGCGCGCCAAGGCATGGGAGGCTACCAAGGCTTTCCTCGATACAAAACGTGGCGACAATGGCCTGCTTTCCGCAGAGGATACCGCCACCTACGACAAGATGGAGGCCGATGTGGTTTCTCTGGGTAAGGAAATCGACCGCCTTGAACGGCAGGCCGCCATCGACATGGAGCTCGGAAGGCCCACCTCGAGTGCCATCCTGACCAAGCCTGAGAAGCCCGCCGACGAAAAGACCGGCAGGGCTTCCGCTGCGTATAAGGCCGCTTTCTGGAACAACATGCGCGGCATTATCACCTCCGAGGTTCGTAACGACTTAAAGATCGGCAGCGATCCCGAAGGCGGCTACCTCGTCCCCGACGAGTTCGAGCGCACTCTCGTGGAAGCCCTGCAGGAAGAAGATATCTTCCGCAAGTACGCCACCCTCATCACCACCTCCAGCGGCGACCGCAAGATTCCGCTGGTTTCTGCGCGCGGTGAAGCCTCATGGGTGGAGGAAGAAGGAAAAATCCCCGACAGCGACGACACTTTTGGCCAGATTACCATCGGGGCGCACAAGCTGGCCACGCTCATCAAGGTTTCCGAGGAGCTCTTGAACGACAGCGCCTTCAACATGGAATCCTATATCTCCCGCGCCTTTGCCAAGCGCATCGGCACCAAGGAGGAAGAGGCTTTCATCACCGGCGACGGTACCGGCAAGCCCATCGGCCTGCTGGCGGCCACTGGCGGCGCGGAGCTGGGCGTAACGGCAGCGGGTGCCGCTGATATCAAGCTGGACGAGATGCTCGACCTGTTCTACAGCTTGCGCGCGCCCTACCGCAATAAGGCGATCTTTATGATGCACGATCTGACCGTCAAGGCCATCCGCAAGCTGAAAGACACCAACGGTCAGTACCTGTGGCAGCCCTCCATCAAGGAGGCCACCCCGGACACCATTCTTGGCCGCCCGCTGTTGACTTCGGCGTACATGCCGGAAATGGCCGCCAATGCCAAGACCGTCATGTTTGGTGATTTCAGCTACTACTGGATTGCCGACCGGCAGGGGCGTATCTTCCGTCGTCTCAACGAGCTGTACGCCGAAACCGGTCAGGTTGGTTTCCTCGCCACCCAGCGCGTGGATGGCCGCTTGACGCTCCCCGAAGCCGTGAAGGTGCTGCAGCAGAAATCTTCGTAACAAAGGGGGCACAGCGGCATGATGGATTTACTCCCAAAGGTCAAAGCGAACCTCATACTGGAACACGACGCGGATGATGAACTGATTAAGGGATTCATCCGTGCCGCTGTTTCCTATGCGGAGAGCTACCAGCACAAGCCGGAAGGCACATACAAGGATGCCATGCCGCCCACCACCGAGCAGGCCGTCATTATGCTGTCGTCCCACTTTTACGAAAGTCGGGACGGCAGCACGGGCGGCTTCTTTGCCGATAACGTACAGGCCGGGCAGCAGGTTTGGAATACGGTCAATATGCTTTTGAGGCTGGACCGAGATTGGAAGGTATGAAGTGGGCTTTGGCAAAATGAACACGTTTATTGAGCTCATCTCCACCGAACAGCTCAAAGACGACGAGGGTTTTGTGAATTCCGGCGATAACGTCCTCGCCAGCTTGCGCGCCTACAAGGAGGATCGGCATGGCAACGAACGATGGGCGAACCGGGCGGCCTTTACCACGGCCACCTCGCTGTTCCGTTTCCGCAAGATGCCTGGACTCGACGTGACCACCTCCCTTATCATCGCCTGCGCGGACGGGCGCTACCGCATACACAGCGTGGAGGATGTAAAAGGGCGCGGCATGTACATTGAGGTGCTTGCCGAAAAAGAAGAACCGACTGTGAGGTGATTTGGTATGGCGAAGGTTGAGGTGAAAATGCCGGAGGATTTCTTGCTCAGACTCTCCAAGTTGGGTGATAAGACGGACGAAATCGTTGAGTCCTGTCTGGAAGCAGGTTCCGAGGTGGTGCTTTCAAAAGTGCGAAGCAACCTCAGCTCCGTCATTGGCGGCGGTACCAAATACCCGTCCGAGAGCACGGGCGAACTGGAAGCATCGCTGGGCGTCACACCCGTCAAGGTGGACAACAAGGGCGTTCATAATGTGAAAATCGGCTTCAACGAGCCGCGCCGCCGCCAGTACGCCGCCAAGGGCAAGCGCAGCTATTACACCATCACCAACGCCATGATCGCCAACGTCATCGAGCACGGCAAACACGGGCAGCCGCCCAAGCCGTTTTTGAAACCGGCGCGGACTTCTTCCCGCAAGCCCGCAATCGAGGCGATGAAGCAGAAATTGGACGAGGAGAATGGAAAGTTATGAGTATACTGCGCGAATTAAATACACTGATCACCCGTCTCGGCATTCCTGTCGAGACGGGTGTTTTTAAGAGCAAAGCCCCGGATGAGTACGCGGTCATCACTCCGATGGCTGATGTTTTCGACGGCTTTGCGGATAACCGGCCTTACTTTGAGACACAGGAGGCCCGCATTTCCCTGTATTCCAAAAACAACTACCAGCAGCAAAAAAACGCCATCGTCAAAGCGCTGCTGGCCGAGGAGTTCGAGATCACCGACCGGCGTTATATCGGCCATGAGGATGATACCGGCTACCACCACTACGGCATAGATGCCGCAAAACTCTATGAACTGAAGGAGGACTGACCTATGGCAACCATCGGTCTTGACCGGCTCTATTATGCGCCGATCACTGAAGCTGACATCACCGGGGAGGAGACCTACGGGACCCCGGTCATGCTTGCCAAGGCCATCTCTGCCGAACTCTCGGTGGAGCTGGCTGAGGCCACACTGTATGCCGACGATGGCGCGGCAGTGATTATCAAGGAGTTCAATAACGGTACGCTCTCTCTGGGCGTGGACGATATCGGGCGCGCCGCCGCCGAGGAGCTCACCGGGGCCACCACCGATGACAATGGCGTTCTGGTGTCCACCAGCGAGGACGGTGGACACCCTGTGGCCATCGGGTTCCGGGCAAAGAAAGCTAACGGAAAGTACCGCTATTTTTGGCTGTATCGGGTCATATTTGGCGTGCCAAGCACCAACCTCGCTACTAAGGGTGATTCCATCACCTTTTCGACCCCCACCATTGAAGGGACGGTTTCGAGGCGCAACAAGTTGGATGGCAACGGCAATCACCCTTGGAAAGCGGAGGTCAATGCCGATGATTCCGGCGTTGCTGCCACCACCATTTCCGGCTGGTACGACGAGGTGTATGAGCCGTCGTTCGCAAACGAGGGAGGTTAATGATCCATGGAGGATAAGGTATTGAATACTGCCGCTACGGAGACGGCGGGAGGCACACCCACAGCCGGGGCTGCTGCGCAAGAGATTGCGGCTGGCCTGAATGAGCGCAGCGCCATTATCGACATCGGGGGCGAGGAGTTTGAGCTGATGCTCACTACGCGCGCTACCAAAGAAATCGGCAAACGCTACGGTGGGTTGGAAAATTTGGGTGATAAGCTGATGAAATCCGAGAATTTCGAGATGGCCTTGGATGAGATCGTATGGCTCATTACTTTGCTGGCCAACCAACCCATCATGATTCACAACATCAAGCACAAGGACGCGCCAAAACCTCTGCTCACCGAGGAGGAGGTCGAGCTTCTGACCTCTCCTCTGGAGTTGGCGCTGTACAAAAATGCGATCATGGCCTCCATGCAGCGTGGCACCAGCCGCCACATTGAGAGCGAGGCGGACCCAAAAAACGCGCAGGTCGGGTAAGCGATGAAGAGTTGTTTACCCGACTGATTTATTACGGCACCGTGCAGCTTCGGCGCACGGAAGAAGAAACGTGGCTCATGCCCATCGGGTACCTCTTGGACCTTTGGGAATGCCACAAACAGTTCCTCGGTATTGCAAAACCAAAGAGGGAGCTGTTCATCGACGAGATAATCCCGGACGGGATTTGACGCGGCGATTGAGAACAGCTTCCGGCATCGCCGCGCTGCTCTCTTTCGCTGCTTTCATTTTGCAGCGAAAGGAGGCGGTGTAGCTTGTCGGATAACTTTGGGCTGAAAATTGGCATCGAGGGCGAGCGCGAGTTTAAGGATGCATTGCGCGACATCAACCAGTCCTTCAAAGTTCTGGGCAGCGAGATGAAGCTGGTATCCTCTGAATTTGATAAAAATGACAAGAGCGTTCAAGCGGTAACTGCGCGCAATGAAGCCCTGAATAAAGCCATCGATGCGCAAAAGGACAAAATCTCCACCCTCGAAGCCGCGCTTAAGAATGCCTCCGAGTCCTTTGGCGAAAACGATAAACGCACTCAGAATTGGGCCATCCAGCTCAATAACGCAAAGGCCGAGCTCAACGATATGGAGCGGGAGCTGGATGAAACCGCAGAAGAAGCGGACGACCTTGGCGATGAGCTCAAGGAAACCGGTGACGAAGCGGAAAAGTCGGGCGGCAAGTTCGAGAAACTCGGCGGTGTCCTAAAGGGCATTGGCGCGGCTATGGGTGCGGTCGCGGTCGCTGCCGGAGCTGCCGCCATCAAACTCGGTAAAGAGGTTGTTCAGCAGTTTGGCGAACTCGAACAGAACCTCGGCGGGTCAGAGGCTGTCTTTCAGGGATACGCCGACCACATGCAAAAAATAGGCGAGGATGCCTATAAAAACATGGGCGTGTCGCAAAGCCAATATCTCGCTACCGCCAACAAAATGGGCGCACTGTTTCAAGGGTCAGGACTCGACGTTGAAAAGTCTGCAGAGCTAACCGAAAAAGCCATGCAACGCGCGGCGGACATGGCCTCCGTTATGGGTATCGATATGCAGATGGCGCTGGACTCGGTGGCGGGCGCGGCAAAAGGCAACTTCACGATGATGGATAACTTGGGCGTCGCCATGAACGCCACCACCATCGAAGCCTACGCACTATCCAAGGGACTGGATTTCACTTGGGCTTCTGCTTCCAATGCGGAAAAAGCCGAAGTCGCCATGCAGATGTTCTTTGAAAACACTGAGCAGTATGCGGGCAACTTTGCAAGAGAATCAACGGAAACCATCACTGGCTCGCTGGGTTTACTTACAGCCGCATCGCAATCTTTTATTGCGGGACTTGGCAATGCGGATGCAGATATGACCAAGCTGACCGGAAATATGGTCGATGCGTTCCAGGCGGTCGTGAAAAATATTGTGCCGGTCCTTGAAAACATAGTGGCCGCACTACCGCCTGCGATGGACGCAATTCTACAAGCGGTTGGCGACCTGCTTCCCATGCTGCTGGAGACTGTTATCAACATCTTCACGCAGATGCTGAACACGATTTTGTCGTTACTGCCGAAGCTCATCCCAGCGGCGGTCGATGCGGTGATGACCATTGTGGGGGCGCTCATTGATAATCTCCCGCTGCTCATTGCTGCCGCCATTCAACTCATTACGGCGCTCGTCAACGGTATCGGAGCGGCGCTTCCACAGCTTATTCCTGCCGCCGTAAGCGCAGTGATGACCATTGTGCAGGGCTTAGTCGACAGCCTCCCCATGCTGCTTGACGCGGCGCTGCAGCTTATACTCGGCTTGGCGCAGGGCATGTTGGCCGCACTTCCCGAGCTGATTGCGGCGCTCCCGGCGCTGATTCAGTCAATACTGGACTTCATTATCAGCGCCATTCCCCAGATCATCGATGCCGGGATTCAGCTTTTCGTGTCACTGGTGACTGCACTACCTGAGATCATCGCCCAAATCATCGCGGTCATTCCCCAGATTATTTCTTCGCTGGTGACCGCCATCATCCAGTCTATCCCGATGATCATTCAGGCGGGAATCGACCTGCTGATTTCGCTGATTCAGGCTTTGCCCCAGATCGTCACCCAAATCGTGGCGGCCATCCCAATTATCATCAATGGGCTGGTGACGGCCATCCTCAGGAACATCGACAAAATCATCATGGCCGGTGTTCAGCTCCTCGTGTCGCTCATCACCAATCTCCCGAGAATCATCGTCGAAGTGGTCAAGGCCGTGCCGCAGATTATCGCGGCGCTGGTTAAGGGTTTCATGGATTCGGCGGGCAAGATCGTAGAGGTCGGCGGCAATCTCATCAAGGGGTTGTGGCAGGGTATCTCAGATGCGGGTGCATGGTTATGGAATAAAATCTCCGGCTTCTTTGGCGGAGTGGTCGACCGGATCAAGAACTTTTTCGGTATCAAGAGCCCGTCCACGCTTTTTGCCGAAATCGGCGGCAATCTGGGCGAAGGCATTGGTGTAGGCTTCGAGAAAGCCATGGAGCATGTCGGTGAGGATATGCAAAACGCCATTCCCACAGACTTCGATGTAGACGCAGGGCTCAATATCCATAGCAATGTTGCCGGTGGCGCTGGCGGTTGGGCGGCTACAGGCGGTCCGTTGGTGGTCGTGCAGCAGATGATCGTGCGCACTGAGGACGATATCCGGCGCGTTTCGCAGGAACTCTACAACTTGATGGAAACTGGCTCCCGCGCACAGGGCCGGTTCAGCCCGGCATAAGGAGGTGACGGCATGGGCTTCATCTACAATGGCATCTCTTCCCAGAGCATGCGGGTGAAGGCGCGCCTGTCGAACTGGCAGGCGGTGCCGTCCCTTCGCAACTCGTTTGTGACGGTTCCCGGCAGGCCGGGCGTCGCGGACTTTGGCACCGACAGTGCCGAGAAAGTCATCACGGTACATTGCAATGTCTTTCCCCAACGTAGCTTCGCGGAGCTCGTGCGGGTGCTGGATGAGATGGCCGACTGGCTCAACCCGGACTTCGGCACCCAGCGGCTCATATTGGATGATGTGCCGGACAGGTACTTCTCCGCCCGGCTGTATGAGGCAGTGGATTGCGAACGGCTCATCCGTTCTGCCGGTTCCTTTGATCTTCGCTTTGTTTGCCCGGACCCACACGCCTATGCGCTGACCGACGAAACATACACCATCGCCACAATGGGAACGCATGCACTTCAGCGTGAAAAGGGTAACACTGTCTCGGAGCCGGTATATCGTCTGCGGGGTGTGATCCGCACCGCCGAAAAAATCTTCCTGACCACCAATGATGAAGAACTGCAGGTGGTCGGCCCGCTGGCAGACGGCGAGACGCTGATCATCGACTCCGGCCTTGTGACCGCCAAGGTGGTGAACGAAGAAGGCGAAACCCTGCGCAATGGGCTGCCCCGCCTGAAAGAGCTAAATTTCCCGGCCCTGTACAAAGGAACCAATACTGTAAAGGTGGCTGTCGAGAACGCCACCTTCGTGGATTTAAATATAGAGGCGCACAGCCGATGGAGGTGATTGCATGGCAGTTGTGCTGACTTTAAACAAACAGGAGCAGTTCACCGGCGAAATTCCGGTAACCCCGCAGACGGGTGCCATGTGGCGCTTCAATGAGGCGACGCCTATGGTGGCAGACGGTGTGAACTATGTGCTGGATTCTTCCGGCAGCGGCCGCCATTTCGAGGTAAAAAAGTGGTCCGGCACCACCGCTGCGCTTGTGAACGGGCGGCATGGCCGGTATATCCGCTTCAACACCAATAACCCCTCAACTGAGCAGACCTACCTATACGCCAAAAACGACGGCTCCTTCTTTTCCAATCTGGGTGACCGAATCGCCGTGGGCGGCTGGATCAACCCCACTACTTACTCGGTGGGGAATACCTTCTGCCCGATTTTCAATACGCGCGCTGGCCCCGGCCAGCCGCTTTTGTATATTTCCCTCTATTCAGGCCGCCCGCGCATGATGCTATACAACAGTACCGGGGGGCTAATTTGCGACCAGTCCGAAACGCCGACCATCACCTTCAAAAACAATGGTTGGTATTTCATGGGCAACATCATCGATCTTGTGGCGAACACCACGCAGTATGTCATTGGTGATCGGAGCACCGGCGAGCTGTGGTTCGGTCCGCTGCGCGCCATAACTGGCACTCTTAATCCCAATTGTGTGGCCGATATTGAAATAGGCCGTCATACCACTACCTACTGGTATGCGGGTGGCCTCGATGACTGGTTTTTTGAAACTGAGAGTCAGCTTACCGTCGATGATTTGGAGCGGTACTTCAAACAGTCCCTCATGGCCAACGGCGGCGATACTTCCGCGAACGTGGACGCGATCTCTCAACCCGGCAAGGTGGTGCTGCGGCGCTCCGGCACCTACCCGGAATCCGGCGAACTGCTGACCATTGCCTCGGAGTATGCCTTGGAGGGCAAGGGCCGGGTGGCGGTGACTTCTGAGTACACCCCCGGCGTGACGGAAATCTCGTTGGTGGAAACCTCCACCTCCTACGATTTCGGGGAATGGAGTGACTGGATGCCCTCTGGAGAGAACGGCGCGTTGCTCTCTCCACCCGGCACTTACATCCGATTCCGAGTGACGCTCACCACCAGCGACTTCGATCTGACCCCGCGTCTGGTGGATATTCAACTACACGATATCCCGCCCCCGCCGCACCGCAAGAAGCTCGGCTTCGAGCGCCCCATGGTGATGAACACGGACGGCCAGTGGGAGGCTGTACTGGAGCGCGCCTATGACATCATCGTGACCAGCGAGGTCAACGGTTCCGACACACTGGACTTCAAGCTGCCCTTTGAGGATGGAAAGCGGCTGTCACTGGAAAACGAAAAAATGGTGCAGGTGGGCGATGAGGTCTACCGCATCCGCACCATCACTGATGAAAAGGCATCGGATGGTAGCATCGTGACTTCGGTGTATGCCGAGGCCGCGTTTTATGATCTGACTTACTCTGCGGAGAAGGAGCCGCGCGAGTTTAACGCAGCTTTGGCCGACGAGCCCATGCGTTGGGCCTTGGAAGGCACAAGCTGGGAGGTTGGCGATATGAACGTGAGCACACTGCGCTCATGGACCTGTGAAGAGAAGAACTCCCTCGCCATCCTGCGCATGGTGCAATCGCTCCACGGCGGCGATCTCGTTTTCGACAATAAAAACCGGCTGGTGCATCTGTATGTGTTCTCGGGCAAGGAGTCCGGGGCGCTGTTTGCCTACCGAAAGAACCTCAATAATATCAAGCGCGTGGTGGATACCCGTAGCCTGATCACTCGGCTGTATGCCTACGGCAAGGATGGCATCAACTTCACCAGCATCAACGACGGCAAGCCCTATGTGGAGGACTATTCCTTCACCAGTGAAATTCGGGTGTCCACCCTTGACCTCTCGAACTTCACCAATCCCTATCAGATGTTGGAATTCACCCGGATGCGCATGGCCGAATATGGCAAGCCCCGTGTTTCTTATGTGCTGTCGGTAATGGACCTCTCGGTGCTCACCGGCTACGAGCACGAGGATTGGGAACTGGGCGACATCGTGACGGTGGATGACCGCGATCTGGGCCTCACCATCAATACGCGTGTCATTCGCAGGCAATACAACGTGCAAGAGCCATGGAAAACAGTGCTGGAGCTTTCCAGTAAACTGCGGGAGTTGGGCGATTCTTCAAACAGCGCCATTGCCGATCAACTCGACCAGTCCAATGTCATGTCGCAGGAAATCAAGGACATGGTGCCGTTTAACCTGCTGCGCAACAGCCGCGCTGACAACGGGTTCGCCTATTGGACCAACTCCGGCTTTGAGTTGGAGTCCAGCGGCATGAGCGGCAATGCCTCCTTCAAGGCGGTGGGTGTGTCGGGCAGCACCAAAAGCATGTATCAGACCATCTATCCCGCCAATCGCCGCAGCTACACCATTTCGGCGCAGATTGGCTCGGATGATCTTCAAAAAGGCCCCAATGGGCAGGTTGGTATTGAGGTGGTATTCGAGTTTGAGGACGGGACCACCGAAACGAGGTTTATTGATTTGTATTAAGGAAGGAGGCCGCCTGTGGCATATTTTCAGCAGGTGGCCCGCAGCGCCTCGCCGCAAGGCTATGGCAACGTGCGGGCCATTACCATCCGACTCTGTGTCATCGACTGCACCGGCATGGTGTATTTCACCGATGTAATGTTTCAGGCGGGTTCTATCGCCACCGGCTGGGTTGGTCATGCAAGCGAAATCCAGTGGACATTGGATGGGTAGGTGAGGTCATGGTAGATAATTTCATCCGGTTCGTGGAGCCCATCAAACTGCGCGAGGAAGAGAGGCGCGTGGTGAGCATCACCGTCCGGCTGTTGATCAGCGATTGCACCGGCACAATCTACTATACCGACCTGCAACTTCAAGAAGGCGACCGGCTTACCGGCTACACCACGCACACCTCCACCATGCTCAAAGACCCTAATGGCCCGGTAATGTGGCGCAACGGGATCATCCGGCACGGGGCCACCATCCTGCTCAATGTCCCCGGACAAACCAGCACCGGCCTCGACTATTATTTATATCCCTTGGACAGTATGGCCGCTGAAAGCATCCACCTCGCC